CTTCAATGCCAACCTCGCTTTTAACGAGGTGACGCTGAATCCCGGCCGCAGTTTCACTGTGGTCGGTTGACAGTTTGGCTGGTTGGCCATCTGCCAATTGAGCAATACGCTCAGTTTTCATTTTGTCAAACGTGATTAAGTTATAATCACGTTCAACGGCATTGATAGTAAGAGTTTGACCCTGATCTAACATTGGAGTATCCTGTAAATGGTCGTGTTATTAATAGCATCTCAATGCTTCCGACCGTGCCATAGTAAGTCTACTAAGGCAGCACCGAGTGACAGCTGAAACCAACTTGGCCATCTAAATGATGGAATCCAGTTGAACACTTCAGACCCCACTACTCGCTGATATGTTTCAGCTTTGGCGTGGTATAAGGTAACCTCGGACGAGTGTGGACAAACCATCCTCGTGGATACAAGCGGATAGCTTGTAGTCCGCTTACTAGCACAGATGTCCATTACGGTGGTTTTCACCGGAAATGGATCAGCAGCGACCCTTTGTAATAAGGGTTGTAAGGGAAGAAACCAATCAACCACAAAGCTAAAGGGGATAAGTTCCCAAGCAGTGGCAAGAGACGGACGAATTCCCATCCCTTGAACAAACGCCGCGATGTCTCCAGATAATTTAGTTACATCATCTGGAAGTGAGTACTTATACAACGACGCAACATTCCAGCGGGTAGTTATTCCGCCTGGATACTGTACACGTAGTTGTGTACCACGCTCGCCTGCAGGCGTGCTTAAGAAAGCACACTTCGTACCACAGTAGGTACAACCTGCTTTGACGAGGAATGACTCATCAGGATCTGAGTGAAGCTCAACAGAGGCATATGCTTTTTGCCATTTGTCGGCGCCCTTTTGAAGGTCGTCGATCTGTTTACGCAAGCCCAGAGCAGCCTGAATTATCGCAATAACATCGCGAAATAAGGGTAAGACCCCGAAGTTCAGGGAGATCCAATCTGCCGAAACAGAGTAGAGCTGTTCATCAGCAACAATACGTGCCAACGAAGCTTTTCCTCGCATCTCAGAAAACGGACGCCATCTTACACCATTTAGCAAAGCAAGCTTTGCCGCGCTTTGTGTCCCATTTCCGATAACACTCGCAAATTTTGAAGCGAGCCACCGGGCTGAAGTCACGATGTCTCGTAACTCAGCAAGGAACACAAGTAAGTCGAGCTTAGGCTCAAGTTGAGGTTTAAGTTTATCAGCGAGATATGTAAATTTCTCGCGATCCTCATCTGTTATTGCCGAAAAACTTTGTAAACCCGACTCAAAGTTGGTCAAAGGTGTAGTTAACCCACACACATTCAGCATAGTAGCAACACTTCGGTCATAAATAACAAGTTGACCGGAGGAGTTACCTTGCCTATGAGAATATCTTTTCTCAGGTGTAGTTAACCAGTTGAAGTCTGTTCTTAAATGTGAACACGCTTTGAAGC